TCGAGCATGAGTTGCGCAAGGTTCTTGATTGTTCCCATTGTGCTCTCAAACTCGCCACCCATGCAGACCACGTTTGCCCTGCCTGATGGTGCCAGCGTAAAGACCTGCGCGCCGGTTTTGAAGCCGGTGTACTGCTTCCACGGTGAGCTTTCGTAGGCGGTCGCATAACGCGCGATGCCACGTGATGTCGAGCCGTTGGCGGATGAGAATGTGCCGCCAATTACCAGCTTGCCCATGTTGTCGATGAGCAGAGCATGAACCGAGCCGTCGTTGATGCCTGTGCCTTGTAAGGCGGTAAGCGACCAGACCGGCGCCGATGTGGTTGGTTGCCGCGCGATGCGGTTGACGGTCATAGTCGACGAGCCGTGCGTGATAGTCGTAAAGTCGCCGCCGAAGAAGACTTGATTGTCAGGCGTGATAGCAATTGCCCTGACATAGCCGTTGGGTCTGATTTCGCCATAAACCGTTTTTGGCACTTGCCACGCACCGCCTCTAGAATACGCAATCTTGCCGGTGAAGTCGCCGCCAGCCCAGATGCGACCGGCGTTTCTTCAGCCAAACACCTCACTACGCCATCAAGTCCGGGTAGCGCCACCCACTCGCCAGTTTTCTTGCGCATGATGACGTTCGGGCTCGTGTAAGGCACTTTCTCACCCAATCGGTAGCCGTCAAGCGCGTTGGCGTAAAAGTAGCCACGGTGTGCTTCGAAAGTGATGCTATCGTCAATCACGGTGGCAAACTTCGGCGCGTCTCTAAGCCCGTCTTTGTAGCGGCACTCGATGGTGATTTGCTCCGATAGCGGTTCGCCGGTTTGGGCGTCCACGAACTGGTGCAAGAGGTTTAAGGGTTGCCCGTCAAGCGCGTCGGGTCTGATGAGCAGGGACAGCTTCTTACGCTTTTGCAGGAACTGGACGCGGTCAACGCCCGTGGTTGTGCCAATCAGCGTGAAGTCACGTGATTCGGCTGTGTGTCCTTGCGGTACGGCGCCGTCGGTTAGAACGTCTGTTCGACGAAGCGTGATAGGCCCCATACCGAAGCCATCGCCTCTGACACCATGAACAGGTCATCCAAGTCCACGATGCGCCCTGCTCTGCGGTCAAGCCCATTATGAACGCTTGCCGATGCGAACGACGCGCCTTCCCATGCGAAATGCTCGGCGCTGTCTGGCACATGCCCGAAGCCACAGAACCACGTCCACGGTCCCTTGCCGTGCTGAATTGAAAAGCGGTCGGCGTAGAATGAGCCTGAGCCAGCAATCATCTCAATTTGCGGCACTTTGTCTGTCGTCGCCTGAAAGTCCATGTCGCAACGTCGCCATTGTCCATTGACCTTGAAAGTCTCGGATGTGCCTGAGATGGATAGCCTGATTTCGCTGTTCTCGCCCGCCCAGATGTCGACGCCAAAGCTGTACCACTTGCCGACTTCGAGTTGGTGATTGCGGTGTGTGTCACGCCCGAGCCGGTGACTTTCAGCACGGGTCCGCCGTTGCGCATGCGTTCGGTGGATGTTTCTATGGTCGCGCCGCCAATAGCCGTAAAGCCATCGGTCGTCCACGGCAATGGGTGGATAAATTCGTTGCGGTTGGCGAGCGGTTCAACAATGCTCCAGATGTGTTTCATGTTTCGTGTCATTTAGTCTCCTGTCACCATGCGTTGATGTTCTCGAATGCCGATGCCAGCGGTCGGTGGTATCCAGAGCCTTGAGCGCGACGGTCACGCGCTTCAAGCACGCGCTCCATGCCAGCCACAACGGCGCTTGCGATTGCTTCCGCGTCAATGCTTGCGGTGGTGTTGACTTTCCAGTCGGGCACGATCGTGCCGGCTTGTGAGGGGATGAATAGTTCGGGACCGTGCTCGCCAACGAGGTAGGGTGAGCCACCCCAAACAGGACCGCCGAGGGCTTGCGGCTCCATGACTGGTCCAGTAATTGGGTAACCAGTGCTGCCCCCCGGATTTGTAGGCGGTCCGTAAGTTTGCGGATAGCCTGGTATGGTTGGGATTGTGCCTGTCGTGTGGAAGTTGACGATGACGTTGTATTCGCGCTCGAGTTTATCCAGCGCTGTCTTGAGCAAGTCCACCGCGCCCTGAGCTGCCTCGACGTCCTCTTGCGCTTTCCTAACACTTTCAGACAATGGCGAGAACGTATCAGACATGTCTTTGAACTTGTCCTTGAACGCCTCGGGGTCATAATCTGGCGAGATAATGTAAGCGAGCATCTCGTCCATTTGCGATTTGAATTCAAATTGTGTGACGTAATCCTTACCGGTCACCTCGCCCAGTACCTTGAGGCGGTTTTTGATTTCGTCAAGCGATAAGCCGGACTTTGCTAGCGCGCTGTAAAGGTCGTCGCCCATTGAGATGTTGAATTGTCCAACGGCAAGGTCGAGGCTCTTTTGCGCGTCCTCAAGCTCTTTGAAAGCGCCGATGAGCTGCCCCTGGATTATGTCTTTCTCGCGCTCATACGCTGCGCTAAGCCCGTCAACGCTAAGTGCGGTTTTTTCCACCGCCTCTGTTTCAGCATTGGCGCTATCAACGACGGCCTGCTGACTTTCGGTTAGCGCGTCCTTTGCTGCGGCTGCTTCTAACACCTTTTGCTTCACGAAGTCATAGATTTCAGCTTCAGTCGCGCCACCGACTATCATTTCCTCGACGATTTGCTTGTTGATTTGTGCCCAATCAAACTGGCTCATGATGTGGGTTTCATAGGCTTTATCGAGTAGGTCAAGCGCCTGATAGTTTGACGCGATGGCTTTCGTCATCTGAACGTAACCGTCTATGCCCTGAGCGAATGTCGGCATACTGGATTGCCAGCGCGAGGTAATGGCTTGATGCCTCTGTAGCATGCTGTCATAGGCGGCGGTCATGGCGCTGTTTTCGTCAAAATAGGACGTCACCGCATCTGTGATGCCAAGCCGGCGCGCGTCAGGCGTTTTCAGAAGGTCGCGGATTTCCTCGGCTGTTCTGTCAGCCCAACCTACCGTTCGCTCAGACACAGCACGATTGACGTAGTCCGTGAATTTCTTTTGGCTTTCAGCGTCGGCATAAAAGCCGGTGCGCAGCAGTTCAATCAAGCGTTTTTCTGCTTGAATTTCGGTGAGCCTATCCGCAAAATGACTTTCAAGTCCAGAGAACAAGCCTTGCTGGAATTCACCCAAGCCGCGCGTGTCCCAAGCCATTATCTCGGCGAACATGTCCTTGATGTTCTTTTTCGTGGCGTCGAGTTGTGCCCATACGCCTTTCATGCTGTCGGCAAGATGACCCTCAAGCGCCTGTTTGGCTTCACCAGCTTCAACGACTGCCATTGCCATTGCTTCTTGCGCTTCCAAACCGGCTTCTTTCAGTTCGTTGAAGCGAGGCACGACAGCTTCAATAGATAGCCCGAGTTGGTCGAGCCGCATGGTCGATTGGTTGGTGATAACAAGGGATAATTGGTTCAAGTTCCAGCCGAGTGCTCCGGCAACGGATGTCAGCCGGACGGCTTCGTCATGCGATTTGACGAGTTTCAAACTCATCAGCTCCACTGCACCGGCGACTAAGTCCATGTCGGCAACTGTGCCGCGCGTGGCGCTTTTGAGGTCGGTAAGCAGCGCCTTGCCGGTCGTTCCGATGGACGCGGCAAGGTTGTCAAATTTGCTTTTAAGGTAATCGGTTTCAGCACCAGCGCGGGCGAGCTCGGTCGCCTTGTCAAGCGTTTTGTAAGCCAGAACGACGCCACCAACGGCGACTGCGGCAGGAATAGCGGCTTTTGCGATGCCAGCCATAGCGCCAGCGCCGCTTGCTCCAGCTTCTCCTGATATGTCGCCTAACGCAGACATTTTTGAGCCCAGACCACTTAGAATCTGGCCAGCTTGCCCGATTGGGCCGCCGAGACTGCCAAAGCTCCCGCCAAGTTGCGTTAGCTGTCGCCGAGCTTGCTGAAAGATGAGCGTTGCGCTTCAGCGGCTTTTTTGGCTTCAGCTGCGGCTTTTCTAGCGGCTGCTTCTTGTGCCTTTTGCGTCTTTTGGATTTCCGCAACGGCTTGTGCCGCTCCCATTGCGGCGATTTCCACCATGATTTGTGATGCTTTAGCCACGGCGCTTCATGCTCTCCTTTTGCTGTTCGGCTTCCACTTCAGCAATTAGTTTATACATTTCGTAGTAGATTGGCGGCTGTTCTGCCAGCTCCCACGCCGGCACACCGGCTGTTTTTGCAACCCAGAACAGATTCGCCATTTCCACTAAGTCATTCCCCGGGTGGGGGTAAAGGTCGGGGGCTACCAGGTAGCCCGTTAGTC